TCCATTGCCCCATTTTGCCATTCCATCAATTTTTGCAACATTAAAAATCTTTTCGGAAACACTGGAAAAACAACTTGATACGATAGATAAAATAGTAGCTAAAGAACTTATAGAACAAGGTGTAGCGAAAATTGAAGTAAAAAATTAAAAATCACAATAGGAAGTATCTAACTATTACTTATATGTTTAGGTACTTCCTATAACAAAATTTATTATATTGGAGTGATTCCGTGAATAGGACATGGACTAAAGAAGAGGTTGAATATTTAAAAGAAAAATGGGGAAATGTTTCAATTCCAATCCTTGCCAAAAAACTAAATCGAAGTGTCAATGCAGTGAAATTAAAAGCGGGGAGATTAAATCTTGGACCTATGTTAGAAAATGGAGCATATGTAACATTAAATCAATTGGCGATAGCTTTAACTGGAAAAAATTTTTCCTCATATTGCAAGAAATCATGGATAGAAAACAGAGGTATGCCGGTTCATAACAAGAAAGTTATAAAAAATACTTTTAAAATTGTCTATTTAGATGAGTTTTGGAAATGGGCTGAAAAAAATCGTTCGTTTTTAGATTTTTCAAAGATGGAGACGTTGACTTTAGGCAAAGAGCCTGAATGGGTGAATGAACAACGTAAGAAAGACTATACGTCAAATGCACTACAGAGAAAAGACAAATGGACACCATATGAAGATGATAAATTGCAATATTTATTAAAACAACAGAAATATGGTTATGCAGAAGTGGCTGAGATACTTCATAGAAGTGAGGGAGCGATACAACGGCGATGTGCAGACTTGGGCATTCGTGAACGCCCGGTAAAAGCTGATATTTGCGGAAATCTATGGACTGATGATATGTATCGCATTATTGCAAAAGGTATAAAAAATGGCGATTCATATTCGCTAATAGCAAATCGTATCGGAAAATCTGAAAAAGCGGTAAGAGGTAAAGTATATAACAAATATCTGACTAAAAATGCTGATAAAGTTAGAGCTATGATTGGTGATGGTCAATGGGGTGACAATGCTCCAGAACCGAAAGTTAAGCAAGCATTATATTTATCCCGCACAAGAGGAGCATGCCGAAAAAGTCTTACGGATTTAGTGGAATTACTGAAATATCGCACATTGTGTATGATGAAAGAGGTACATAAATGATAGATAGAATTGCAAATGAGGTAGCAATTCAGTGCATGGATTGCGGAATTATAACGGATATACGACAATTTAAAGACATACTTGTAATGACTCTAAACAATTACACAGTATCACCCAAAGAAAAAGCTATTGCGGTATATGATGACTTGAGTAAGGGATACCAAATGTTCTTTGTTACGAAGAAAGTAAAAGGCTTATCCGATAAGAGCCTAAAATACTATAAATGTGTTATAGATGATGCAATGATAAGAATAAATAAGCCATTAGACAGAATTACGGCTGATGATATTCGGTATTTGTTGGCTTGCAAAAAGAGAGATGGCAGAAGTAATACAACATTGAATAATATTAGACGTGTTTTATGCTCGTTTTTCAAGTTCTTGGTGAATGATGATTACATTGTTAAAGACCCTATGTTAAATATAGACGTTGTAAGACAAGAAAAAACTGTGAAAAAGCCATTTTCACCGATTGAACTTGAAAAAATACTTGATGTATGCCGAAACGATAAAAATGAGTTGGCAAGACGCAGAAACATAGCGATGATAGAAAGCTTTTTATCAACAGGCTGCAGAGTAGGAGAGATAAGCTCAATAAAAATTGAAGATGTTGATTTTCGTAAAGGCGAGTGTATTGTACATGGCAAGGGCAACAAGGAAAGGAAAGTCTTTTTTAATGATAGGTCAATATTAAGACTGTCCGAGTACATAGATTATCGGAAAGATAATTGTGAGTATCTGTTTTGCTCGATTAAAAAACCGTTCAAAAGATTAAATGTGGGCGGTGTAGAAACGAATATAAGAAATATCGGTGAAAAAGCAGGCGTAGCAAACTGTCATCCACATAGATTTCGTAGAACAATGGCATGTAATGCACTGAAAAAAGGTATGCCAATAGAGCAGATACAAGCACTGCTCGGCCATGAAAATATCGAAACAACAAAAGTATATTTGTGTATCGATACAGATAAACTTGCGGTCGAACATAATCGATATTTAGGATAAGTATATAAAAAGGTGAGTGTTTATAAATGAATGAAGTAGAAATATTAAATAAAATAATGCAGGCATTTTCTCAAGGTGGCAATGTAGTGATAAATATTATTAATACTTCAAATCAGCAGAACAACAATATTTCACAGTCAACAAGTATATTAAACACTAATATACAGACTGATGAAGTCGAGCGTTAAAAAAACAAAAATATGCCTGATTTTGAGGAACACTTAATCACGCAAAGGCGTTCACGTAATACAGTGGACTCCTACATATTTTCGGTGAGTGATTTTTTCTCTCGCTATGATTGCTTGGACGACGGAAATGTTGAAAAATGGATACAGATATTGAGAAGTGAGAAAAAATCACCTAAAACGGTAAATCTACGAATATCAGGCTTAATAGCATTTGCCAAATTCAAAGGGATAAAACTGAATACAAACAAACTACCCGTTCAAAAAAAGAGCTTTACTGACAACGTAATATCCGAGGAAGAATATCACAAATTGTTGAAGTGTCTAAAAGCGGATAACGATATGAAGGGATATTGGATGATCCGCTTTTTGGGACAAACGGGTGCGAGAGTCAGTGAATTTGTGAGGTTTGAAAAAAAATTTAGAGGTCGGTTACATAGACTTAGATACGAAGTGTCATAGCCGACGGATATTAATACCGGATAGACTGATCGAGGAAAGCAAGGGATATTTTTCAGGCGTACAAGGCCGCTGGTTGTTTCCAGGACAAAAAAAAGGACAGCATATGACCACCGGCGGTGTTAATTCGAGATTAAAGGATTTTGCTAAAAAATATGATATACGAGAAGATGTGATGCACGCACATGCATTCAGACATTTTTTTGCTATACAATCGTTAAACAACGGTGTAGATATGTCACTGCTAAAAGATTTATTGGGACATGGCAGTATTGATACTACGCAAATATATACCCAGTTGTCATCAAGTGAACAGAGGAAACGCTTTAATGATGCTGTTACATGGTAACTATTAGATATTTGAGATACAAAGAGGTGAAGTTGTAAAAGTATATTTTAAGATGATTATTTTTTGACTGATAGAAAGGGATGATAAAAATGAGTAATGTTTATGTCAGAGACACTACACTAACTTTAAAAAAAGGTAGTTGGGACATAGATGAACACAGTAAAGTGTTTCGCAAAATGCTTGATTTTTTAGGGCAACATGGGTTTTATGTTTGCAAGGATAAAGAAATAGTTAAAAATTTTCCGTCACTTAGTAAATATAGATATGAAGGTGGTTTTGGTGAATTACGTTTTAAAGCTGAATATCATGAAAATCGCTGTAAAATCGAATTTTATCAAAATGTCAACATTGTAAATCAAAATGGTGGCTTTTACGATTTTGATAAACTTGAAAAAATGCCGTATTTAATTAAATTAAGATTTGAATGGATAAAAGAGCATTTGATAGATTTTTTTACCCAGTATTTTAATCAATCCGTTAAGATTAAATACTATGATGAACCTACGCTTGCGGTGGATAAAATCAAGAAAAGATGGGTGAATAGTGGTCATCATCGTATAAAAGATATGAATTTTAACTTATCAGATTTTGACGGTAAAGAACAACTTGAATATCCAAGCTATGGTCATATAGGTGCAGATGGGAAAAAACTTTGTAATGGTGATATTAAATACTTCTATGACCGTAGCGGTCACTTGTGTCGGGGTAAAATTTACGAAGATATTAATGATAACTGGGACGTAATTATTAACAAACACGAAATAAAGTGCAATTACCACAGTTCAAATTTTTTTAGTGAATGTACAAAATATACTCCACGTCGTAAGGCTGACATATCAAATGCAGGTCGCAGGTGGCAACAAAAAATGAGATATTTGCACGAAAACTATTCAAATAAAGAAATTGAGCATGAATATAAACGCCGATTGGAAGATAAAGCAAAATAGCGACGTATTGCAAGGAGGTAGCGGAATGAAGCGACAGGAATTATTAAATAAAGCAAAACCAATATTTTTCAACACTGAAATGATGGTGGAGGCAATGTTGGATAACAAAAAGACGGAGGCAAGACGAGTTGTGGAATTCCAAGGTACAAAAAATCCTAATTGGACCGGATATGTTAAAGACGGATTGAATTTGTATAATGGCAATAATGAAATTTGCAATGAAAAACTACCATATAAAATCGGCGATATTCTATATGTGTGTGAATCAATACATATGCCGAAAGAGGCGGCACGGATATTTCTTCGTGTGAAAGATGTGAAGGTAGAACGGTTACATGATATTGTAACAGGTGACTATAAGACGCCGTTAAACATAAACGCAGAAGGAATGTATAAACCGTGTTGCAACTGTACACACGTCAACGGCGATTGCAAAGATTTTATTTCACAAAATGATTGCAAGCTACTTAGTGAGTTTAAGAACCTATGGGACAGCACTATAAAGAAACCTGACATTGACCGTTACGGGTGGAAAGCTAATCCGTGGGTATGGGTTATTGAATTTAATAGGATAACGGAGGAAATGAAATGAGATTTTTTAAAGTAGAAGAAATTGACGAAGATACATTCACAAAGCAAGCAGGTAGCTATGAGAACATTTTTGTTAGTGGCTCACAACGTGGAAAAGACGGAGCAGTATATGTATTCGTAGATGAAACAGAGGACGAGTTTGAGATATATTTGGACGAGTTTGAGGAGGAGTAAAAATGAAAGTCAATAAAATAATACCATGCGTATGTTGCGACCACGAGCCGAACAGTGGCGACAGTGTTTACTACGGCATGCCACAGTTGAAAGTATGTGGTGGAAAGCCGGAAACGTACTTTGAATGCTATTGCCCAAATTGCGGACGTGGTGGTTTAATTCAACACAAATCAGCGTATCTTGCATTGAAAGATTGGAACAGACTTCAAAAGCGGTGCAGACGAGCAAAGGAAATAGTTTAAAAATGGTATGGAGGTACGAAAATGAACAGAAAAGACACCACTAAATTTTTAAGTGATTTACTTGTCAAAGAGCGATTAACAGGAATGAGCATATATTATGCGAGTGAGGTTACTATGGATTATGGTAGGGGTAAAGGAAAGACGAAACGTGTTGACTTTGTACAGTTTGTTCCTAAAAATCAAACTGTAAGTGGTATAGAGCGTGGTGAATTTATTTTTTATGAAGTAAAAAGCTGTAAAGAGGATTACAATAGCGGAAATGGGTTGACATTTGATGGCGATAAAAATTATATAGTTACTACGGCAGAAACATATAAAAGAATTATCAAGGATATAGACTATGATGTAGGTGTACTTGTAGCATGCCCGGCTTTAAGAGATGTTAAAGATGAAATTGAAGATCCTATGCAAATAGACGGCAATCTAGATGATTGGAGACTCAAGGTTGCAAAAAAAGCACACATCAAAAATCGAGAGCGACCATTGTCACAACTTCTATTTTTTATGATACGTTCAGGAAAGTGAGGATAATAAAATGCGAGGTGTAAAATGATAAAATTATTAGCAATGCTCGTCACAGTTATAATAATTGTGATAGACATTAATAGAATGTGAGGTGGGTAGCAACCAATGAAGAATAAAGTGGCCGAACGTGCGAAGAAAAAAAGACGTGCGTTAAAAGAGGCTGAACGACGTAAAGAACAAGAAAATTTACTGAAAAAATTTAATGAGATTGCAAAAAAACACGGTGTGAATAATGTAAAATACAACAAACAAACATTGTGGCAAACATTCATGAAAGTCGATAAAGAAATGGTTAAATTAAGCATTGTATATAGCGTTATGGCAGTTGCATATTGTTTAAGAAAAACATTCGGTTGGGGAAAAATTAAGATATACAGATATGCTGTGGATATGAACAGATATATTACTTCTGTCGGCAAGCAAGACAGAGATATTCCGGCATTAAATGATGAATTACGAACAGAGGCAGGAATTGACTGTACCAAAATTTTTGAGGGTTATAAGCCATATATGCTAAAAAAGGTAAGTCTTCAAAAATCGTCAGAAGCAGAGGCTATGTTTGAAAAAATTAAGTACATATTACCTATGGTTATATATCCGTTGTATTCAAGAGAGGGGTGAAAACAAAAACGAATGAACCGCTTGGGACAAGCTTTAAAGGAAACTTTAATTGATATTTTAGAAAGTGATGAAATCGATAATATCAAAAGGACCATGTATGAGGAGTGCGGTCTTAAATTCTATGATGATGGAATGGTAGACCCTAATTAAAAATGCTATTCATAGAGAGCCTTCGAACTCCCACAACCAACACAGGAATCGGAGGTATAAAAAATGCAGGCAGACGAAAAAAGAATTATAACTGATGAAGAATTAACCGAAATAGTGAAAGTAGCTGCTAAAGCAGGGGCTGACGCAGCTATGGAACACTTTAAGGCAGAAAAACTTAAAGAAAAACGCAACCGAAAGGATAGGAGATTACATAATACAAAACTCTTGATACGTCATTACAGAACGTTTAAAGAATATGTGAATAATGCAGTGTTTGAAAGCGAAGAATCAAATGAAGATGCACTTGGTGCCATTGAAGAATTAATGTGGGAGCCAAGAGTGACGTCTGACATGATTGTAGAGTCAATCAAACGAAGTGCAGCCAGAACGCAGATTATCATAAATCATATAGACGGAATGATTAACGTGTATCAAGATATGTGTCAAAAGTCAAACAGTGAAATGAAAATACGTCGTAGCAAGGTGCTTTATGATATGTATATATCTGATACAGTTTATTCAAAGGAACAGATTGCAGAAATATATTTCATTGATAAACGGACAGTGTATAAGGATATAGACGCTGCCTGCAAAGAATTAAGTGTATTGCTATTCGGAATTGACAGTATTAATTAGGGCACAAACAGGGCATTGACGTGGCTATATGAACATGATAAAATAGTATTAGTAAAATTCTAAAATAATTTTAAAAATCCATTTATTCAATTTGCGAATAAGTGGATTTTTTTATTGCCGGAAAGGGGAATTTAAAATATATGCTCCCTCCTAACACATTTATAAAATTAGGAGGATGTATATGGAAAGTACGATAGTTATGCGCAGTGTCAGTGCATTAAAATGTTATGAAAACAATCCAAGACACAATGAAAATGCGGTTGAAAAAGTGGCAGAATCAATTAAAGAGTTCGGTTTTTTAGTGCCAATAGTAATTGATACGAATGACGTGATTATAGCGGGAGAAACCCGTTTAAAAGCGTCTAAACTGTTACAACTTGACAAAGTACCATGTATTATAGCAGATAAACTCACAGATGAGCAAATAAAAGCATTTCGATTGATTGAAAATAAAACATCTGAATTTGCAACATGGGATTTTGAAAAGCTGCAGGAAGAACTAAAGGCTATTGACATAGACATTGGACTGTATAATTTCCCAGAATTAGATGATGTAGAATTAAATGTTTCCGATGATGATTTTTTAAAGGATACGGAAATAGTGAGGGAACATCATAATAAGACAACAACGTGCCCTAAATGCGGCGAGGTGTTTGAAATATGAGAGTATTTCTTGCGTCCACCGGGTCGGGTATGTCAAAGGAATTAAGGGATAAGACGGTTAAAATATGTCGGCCGAGATATATACTTGAAACATTTTTCAATGGTGAAAAATCATGTCTTGAGGCTATGAGCATTGTAGGAAATGATAATTTTTTACTTGATAGCGGAGCGTTTTCATATATGAACGGTGCAAAGGTGACATTGTCGCAAATGGATAGTTATATTGACAAATATATAAAATTCATAATCAATTATAAAATCAAACATTATTTTGAAATCGATGTTGATAATATTTTTGGTCTTGATCGCGTTGAGTTTTGGCGGAACAAGATGGAGAGCGCAATAGGTTATCAATGTATTCCTGTGTGGCATAAAGGCAGGGGCGTTGAATACTGGAAACGGATGTGCAAAAAATACTCATATATAGCGATAGGCGGATTAGTATTCCATGTAAAGAAGCAGGAATATGAATTGATACGACGATTGGTTGAATATGCGTATTATTGTGGTGTAAAGGTACATGGCTTAGGTTTCACGAAAACACGAGAATTGAAAAATTACAAGTTTTACAGTGTAGACAGCGCAAGCTGGGTAGTGTCGGCCACAAGAGGACAACAAATACACTTTTTCAAAAATGGGTATATGAAAACTCGGCAGTTAGAGAAAAAAGGGCATAAAGTAGATTTGCCGAAGTTGGTAGCTCATAATATGATAGAGTGGACAAAATTTCAAAAATATATGGATGGAGTGAATTGATTATGAAAAAGAATACATTTAATTTAACACTATTAACAGGAATATTTTGCTTAGGACTTATAACGTCCAACTTATTCGGTGGTAAGCTTATAAGCGTCTTAGGATTAACCGTTGCGGGTGCGATAGTAACATATCCACTCACATTCTTGACAACTGATATTATCGGTGAAATATGGGGAAAGAAAGAGGCGAACGATTGCGTTAAAGTAGGTATAATTGTTCAAATCGGCTTTTTGATATTAGGGTATTTATCATTGAAAATACCGACATTATCGCAAACAACTCATTTGCAAGAGTGTTTGACAGCAGTATTAAATCAAGGAACAAGAATGACGTTCGCAAGCCTTGGAGCATTTGCAGTAAGTCAGACAATGGATGTTATTTCATTTCATTGGTTAAAGAATAAGACGAACGGAAAGTATAAATGGTTAAGAAACAATGCAAGTACAATGAGCAGTCAACTTATAGATACTGTTATCTTTATAGCTATAGCTTTTTACGGTGTAGTTGATAATATAATACTTATGATATTTGCTCAATACTTAATTAAATTGATTTTAGCGGCATTAGATACGCCGTTTTTTTATTTCTTCACAAGACGAAGAAAATGCAAAAATTAAGGAACGAATTATAGGGAGGTGTCTAAGGTGGCACGAGTGCCTAATGAAAAAGCAGCGAAAGCAGAGGCTATGTATCATGACGGTATGAAACTCGTGGATATAGCAAGAAAACTTGACGTGCCGCCGGGTACTGTCCGAAGATGGAAAAGTACATACCATTGGGATGGAAATTCTAAAAAAAAACAAAACGAGCGTTCGGATAATAAAAGCGAACGTTCGGATAAATCAGAAACACGTCATAGAGGTGGTCAGATAGGTAATAACAATGCATTGAAAAATGCAACCTATGCCAGTGAATATTGGAAGAATATCAGTGATGAAGAACGTGCAATGATGGCAGATATGCCGACAGATGAAGAATTTATGTTAATTGAAACATTGAAATTGGCTACTTTGCGAGAGCGGCGTTATATGGCATTATTGGCACGATATAATGAATTGTTGAAAAATTCGCCTGATGGAATGATTTTGAAAGAAGATATACGGGTGTTGACTAAAGAAAGTAACGCATTCGGAAAATGTGTCAGTAGCAAACAACATCAAACGGTTACGGCACAACAAACAAAGGTTGATGCAGTAGAACAAATGCAAATAATAGAATCCGAATTGACTCGGGTGCAAAAGTTGAAAATCAAAACACTTGAATCATTGGCTAAAATTCGAGCAGGAAAGGCAACGGACGGTGACAGTGAATTAATAGATGATTGGATAAAAGCAGTAGAGGGGTGTGAGGATGATGACTAAAACGCTTGAGATATTTCAAAAGCGTATTCCTCTTTACAGGAAAAACATAAAATTGTTTGCATGGGAAATGTTCAAATTCATACCGGACAAATGGCAAGATGATGTGTTTTGCGATATAGTTACCGATAATCGTATTACCGTAAAATCGGGGCAGGGTGTGGGAAAGACAGCAATAACGGCAATAATCCTATTGTGGTTTTTGAGTTGCTTTTCATACCCGAGAATAGTTGCAACGGCTCCGACCAAACAACAACTGAATGATGTATTGTGGTCCGAAGTTGCAAAATGGCAAGAAAAAAGCCCTGTGCTGAAAAAAATATTGAAATGGACCAAGACATATGTTTATATGAAAGGTCACGATAAGCGGTGGTTTGCGGTGGCGAAAACGGCAACAAAACCCGAAAATATGCAAGGTTTTCACGAAGATAATATGTTGTTCATAGTAGACGAGGCTTCAGGTGTTGCGGACACCATTATGGAAGCTATACTTGGTACATTGTCAGGTGAAAATAACAAGTTATTGATGTTAGGAAATCCGACAAAGACTTCTGGCGTGTTTTATGACAGCCACACGGTAGACAGAGCATTATATAAATGTCATACGGTCAATTCCGAGAATGTGGCGAGGGTAAATAAAAAAAATATAGAAAACCTGAAA